GGTGTATACTTACCCTTGAGGAATTTACGGAAAGCTTCAAGGCTTGAAGCCTTGCTTGTAAATGCAGAATGTTCACATGTACTTTTCTTGAACACGTAATCCCCATTTACTTCCATTTGAACTGTTGTAGAAAGTAGCCAAGACTTCCCCATGTCGTTACTAACTTTGAAACACTCTTGCATAAACTTAGTTCTTGCAGGAAATTCCCATAAACGCATGGCTATTAGAGCTGACTTTACTAAAGAATAATCTGCACTACAATCAATTTCTACCCCATTTTCTAATACAAAAATAGGGCACTTTGTTAAGAAGACAGGAGCGTATGCACTCTCGTTTAGTAACCATTCAAGGTAAGGTTCTGCAACTTCAAAGTCTGGTATTTTTTTGTATTTAGGAACGAATATTACCAAGTTGGTGATACTACGTTCACCATCCAAAATAGACATACACGGAGCACCTTCTGAACTATCTGAATCTCTTTGTTGTAACTTACGTTTAGCTACGTAGTGAGACACATCAAAAGACCCCTTACCTTTACGGTCACTATCCCCTGTGAACCCTGTCCAATCACAACTAACTCCTTTAACCATTTCTTTTGCTATATCTGAAAACATAATACCTCTACCTTAATTTCTAATGTTAATGTAAGCAATACCACTTTACAATGGCACTGGCGTTACTGTTATTTTCTCTGCTATGAATAGCAAAAACAATGACAACGTTATCAGGGAAAAGCCCAATAAGTCTAACACACTACTTGATAGGTAGTGTATGTCGGGGTCTTTAATGGGTAATAAGTCTGAAAAAGAAACCAGAATTATACCCGTTACTAGCAATATAAATATAAGCATGTTACCTATTCCCCAAAGTTTAAAGGGTTAACGTAAGGTGTCCCATTTTTAATTTTACTGAAAGGTGGTATTCTTACACCGCCCATATTTACCCCATCCCTACCAGCATAGGTTACAGGTTTAAAACCTTCATTAAAATGCTTACGAGTTACCGCATTCATACCTTTGTACAGTTTACGTAGTTTCTTGTTCATCCTCATGTCAACTCCCCTTCGATGTTACTAAATTAAAGACAATACTGGACGCTAACCAATATATTATTACTAAAAAGATGAGCGATTTAAACGCCTCAACCCATTTGTATTCGTCTAATTCTTCTATCAACCTTATGAGTGATATTAGAAAAAGACACACAAGCAACATTGATACAAATGTACTAATTATTGCAATTAACATGGGCTATCCTCCCACTCGTTAAGGGAGATAAGTCTCTGTTCTTCTAGTTTATCAGCATGTGCTAACAAAAGACCAAACACAGAGTTACGTCTAAGATAAGGTATCTCCATGTATACCTTAATCAGAGCATTGGTTGTTTCTAAATCAAGGATTAATTTCATAAGCCTCCCTTAACAATAGCCCTAGTTTCTCCTGTTCTACACTGAATTTTCTACGAGTGCTAGATTTACGCACAGTAGAGCGCATCTTTCTTGGTGTGTGTACGTTAGTGCCAGTGGATTTTACAATACGTCCACTGTGAGCACTAGCAGGTGCTACGACTCCCTTTGTTAGAAGTTTGGCATAGTTCAAAATGTTTGGAATTGTTCTTGGCATAGATTTCTCCCGATAAAATGCACAGAAATAGTACCCCATAATACAAGGGCTTATGCATTAATATTAAAATAGTTGCGTACTTTTCGCCCAAAAAGAGATATATACTAATACTAGTATTCGTTTGAACGTAGTGAAAGAGAATAGATACAAGGGGGTAAGATAAAATTACCCCCTTATTACTTACAGCAAAGCATTGTAAGATTACTTAGAAGTTTGGGTCTTTATTATCAACTTCTAAAGTTTCACCTTCAAGAGGGATTTCTTCTATTTCGCCCATAGCTTCGATAACCATATCGGCTGTGAGCATGTCACTTGATAACATTGCAAGCATAACATCGGATATACTCAAACCACCTTTATCAATAGCTGACTCAACAGCAGAGGTTATACGCTTAGAATAGTCAATGTCTTTGGCCTTGACTTCGACAGTATCAGAAAACGTCCAAATGTCATTGGTTTCAAGGGCAAGCCAAGTGTAGATAGCGATAGCTTTTGTGTCAAAGACTTTCTTGTCTTTCTTGCTAAACACTAATGCTTCACGCTTGCCTTTGGCACTAACAATGAAAGCTTGAGTTTCATTCCAGTTCGACTTAAACGGTACGAATTTATAGAAATACTGGCAAGCTAAACGCCAATTCATAGGTGTTAGTAAAAACTTGCCATTTTCATCAGTGCCAAGTAGACGGTTCACTGGACGTACATCGTCGTTATTGTCTAGCATATACAGCAAAACAGAGCGCGATAGTTCACCTAGTATCTTGTTAGTAATCACCTCGGCATTTGCTAATACAGTAATGCTCGCTTCTATTTGTTCGAAGGTTTGTATATCTTTATTGATTGCATTCATGGTAATTCTCACTTAATTGATTGATTGAAAGGATATTCGGGAATAAATATCATAAATAGCACTCTGAATTAAGAATGCTATTGAGTTATTCACTTGTTTTTTAATTGTCATTTTTACGGTCTGACTAGCTAAATTCACCTTGTCAAGGTTACTCGAAGCTATTTAAAAACCATCCCGATACTAGACATAAAACTGCCCTTGTTTCTAAGTCATTACTAGGAATAAAAAAGAAAGTACTCTCGTTTCTATATTCTAGTATCGCATTCGTATAAATTGTTAAAGAGCACAATTGGCAAGCTGTAATTGGTCACACCATCCAAAGGACGGAATGATTCTAGTAGGCTAAAAGGATATAAAATATCTGCACTTTAACGGCGTACCTCACAGGGGATTTATAGCCCTATGAGTTATCCGTGTGTTTTGTGCCATTATGTCATTTTCAAATACTTGTCACTTGTGTCATTGACCTTGCCTAGCATGTCAATGCAATGGGCGCAACTATATTGTGAACTGTAACATAATGTTACTTTCTCTACTTCACTTGCCAAATTGTTAAAGAGCGTTACTACTTGCTACATAAGTAAGACGTCACACTTTCAATAAAGTTCAAACTAATTAAAAATTAATTCGAATGAGGTTTGTTACTGCATTGTGTACCGCCTAAGCTAAGTATCATATAGTCACCTTGTGACCAATACATACAACAAACCGAATTTTTAAAGAACGTGTAAAACTTGCTTACAATACTTAGTCAACTGGATTCGAAATAAGTTCAATTTAATTTCAAACTAATTTCAAATCAGATTATTCACCATCCCACATTCAGTACGCTAATACCTTTAACCTGTTAACTGGTTACATGGTGAATAATCAAATTGTTAAAGAACGTGTAGACCTCTTGCTTACATAGATAAGAGTACAACAATCATAGATAGTTCAATCTTATTTCAAATTAATTGAATAAGCCTAAAATCATTACCTATATATAAGGCTACCAATGCCACTCTAAAATACATAAGGAACGCATGCGTAGCATAGACCATGCCAACATGCCAATAAAGGGCAAATTAAATCAATATCTCAAATAGTCGAAAATGCTTGTATCGCATCCTAACAGCATATGCAATGACAAGGTATACACTGGCCTCATAAGCCATTAAAACGCTGTACAGTGCCATGTAGGCCCATAGAATGAGGTCTGTTTTGTGAAACATTGCATAAGTATGCAGTACAACAAGGCTACAACCCGCATTAAAAGTTTGAAAGTGAATAGAACAGTGCATATCTATTCATTATCCTGTGAAACATAGGTCAAAACAGGCACATCAAGCCTATATAAAGCATACCATATACACTAGGATACATATCCTAATACGTACCATTATGTAGATACTATATACTACTAGATAAATAGTCAGGTCGTGCGATAGCACTGTTACTATATAACCTAGCAATAACAAGGGGATGCAATCAATATGATGTGGTGTGTATCTCGATAGAGCATTACACCAATTCATTATTGTATAACATAACATTATGCAATTCCCATGCCAATAATAAATAATCCTGACTAATGCTATGTTATAATGTAACACCACAGGAATATATTCTCTCGGGGGACAAGGGGGGTCAAGGGGTTGTTCTATATTGCATATAGCACCATCATATTTTCTCAATATAATCCTAAGAAAACCGTAAGCCCTCCCCAAAGTTCCTCTGGATAGTGTAAGAGTCCTACGGACGAGTAATCGGTTTTACGTAGTAAAAGCTAAAAGAGTATTTATAAATGCAATAATGTATTTACAAGTATTCAAACTGTGTGTAATATCAATCTGGTAGATGGCTCCCCTTGGACGGGAGAGGTTGTAGGTTCAAATCCTACCGCGCAGACCAATTTTAACAAACTGTCTTTAATAGGAAAAATAAATGACAACATTAAATAACATAGGTAGTGGATTTAACAGAACTATCATAAATGATAACTTTGAAATCATACAAGAAGAACTAAAAAACAAAGTCGTTAAGAAAGTTTTAGATAGTGGTGAAAACAACTCCATGTTAACTGATTTAGATATGAACTCAAAGCGTATTCTAAACTCACCTTCTCCTCTTTTTCCTAACGACCTTATGCGCCTTCAAGATGTACAGAAGATTGCCTTCGACCCATCAACACCTGCTGACTTTGTTTTTAACGAAGAGAGTATAGAACTAACTAACACACAAGTTAACGTAGTGTTTATATCTATCTTTGCAGTACAAGCCGCTTTCTTTATTACAGACAAAGGCGTAGACATAGGTAGGCTAGTAAAAGATATTGATTACACCGTTGTTGGTGAAACAGAAATACAACTTACTAACACCTTCCCTACGGGTTCAACACTTACAGGAGTGTCTGCGGAGCCTGTAGGGGGCAGTGAAAGTATTTTAAAAGAGTCACGTTCTGAAGATTTTTACAAAAGAAGTCTAGTTCACGAATTTGCTTTTTCAGACGATGTTTATAAAGAATTAGAAACAGAATATGGATACAGCCAGATATACCCATCAGGTATAGCAGTAGACGAAGAGGCCAATGAAGTTATTATTTCAAGAGGGCCAGCAGACGGCTCAAACAATTGGATTTGGTTTTGGGTTTATAATTTAGCTACTGGCGCATTTAAAACCGTATTTACCTCAGAAGAGCTTACATGGGAGTCTTTAGTAATTCGTTACGTAGGCACTACTCGTTACCTTTACGCTATTAGTAGGGATACTCACGAAGTCTATAGGATGAACATAACGATTCTCCCAGTTTCTAAATCAACGGTAGCTATTGCAGACCGCTATGATGTAGAGGCGCATACTAACATGACATATGATGGAGAATTTTTCTACGTATCAAAAAGATTTGACACTTATAAGGGAACAGGTCATAGGCACATATATGGTGTCTTCGACGTAGACTTTAACGAGTACGGAAGAATTGTTTTTCCAATTGAAGCCACTGGTACTTTTGGCAGTAACATTACGAGATACGTTAAGCAACAAGGTATAACATTCCATGATGGAGAGTTTTTAGTAGCGGCAGGCAGAATATTTAAAGATGATGACGATGTTCAAGAACCACAGTTTTATCAAGGAATTAATCAACTAACAGCTAATGGTAATCTAGTAGGGCAGTATCTTAGTAGACCTGATTTGTTTAAAGAAAAGTTTGAAAGCATGGTAGACCATGTTTGCACTTTAATTGAAAACGAAGGTATCTACAGCACCAATGGAAATGTTTATGCTACTTGGGTAACTTTAGACATTGCTGAATGGACAGACCCTGCATTTGCAGGAAAAGGAATTGCTTTAACAAAAGAACTTTCAAAAGAAGGAAACAGAGTAGATTTTTCAAATACTTCTGTTGGTTTTAAATATCCTTTTAACTCTATAAATTTTCAACGTGAAATACATTTTAGCAACACAAGTTTAACATACCCATTAAGGGATACGACTTTAACTAGCCTTGTAAGAGTTATTGATATGATGAGAGATAATGACTTAAATACATATTCGTTTGCAGGTGATAACCAATCTTTAATTGATGTTGCAGGAAATAATGTGCCAACAGCAAATAACTTAATTGAGGTTAAATCCCTTGATGGCGAAAAGTTTGTTTTTAGAGTTACTGGCCCGTTAATTAGTAGAGAGTATTGGATTACTTTAGGTAACCCAAATTCTGAAGTTATTAAGAACATTGATTTTACGTAAGGAAAAATAATGAAGATTTACGAAACATTTTTAGAATTATCTGAAAGCATTCAAACTTTAACAGGCTCCGAGTTTGTATGTAGAGAAAGAGCAAACGCAAATTATATTTTACAAGCTGAGGGCTATACTGCGTTATCTGGTGATGTCACTTTTGTTAATAGTCGGGTTGCTAAATTACAGATTAACGGAGTCGCTAATATATTGAAATTCGGTGGTAAAGGTGATGATGCTTTTGATAATACAGTGGCAATGGCATCGGCTTTATCTAGGCTATCAATAGTTGGCGATACATTAGGTGGGAAGGTTTATTTCCCAAGCGGCATACACAGAATGGACGGGTTTTCATTACCCACAATGATTTTAATAGAAGGTGAATCTAGGGGTTCGGCGCACATAAAATTAAACGATGGTGCAAACGAAGATTTAATGACCGTCCCTGCATCTTGTGACCAATCTGGGTGGAGTAAAATAACATTTAATGGTAACAAGGATAATAACACATCGGGCAATGGAATATTCTTTGTTGAAGGTGTTGGCAATAACGGAAACAGTTTTTCTCCCTTTAACGACAAGGCACAAAACGCTCCATACAGTTATAAGCAAGTAATCGCAACTGATTTTGCAGTAGGCAATTGCGCTGGCAATGGTATATATTCTCAACCGTCAAACTTTCAAATATTTATGGATAACTTTGCGGCGGCTCATAATGGTTTGAATGGCATTTGGATTAGAAGTAGTGATGGTATATATAGTAACTTCTATGCAGAAAAAAATGGCTCGACTGGATTGTATGCAAGTGGGTCAGCAAATAAGTTTTCTAACTTCAAGGCTATTTGGAATGGGCGTACTGTAAATACTTTAGGAGGTTGGCGTGACCAAGGCGCATTTAACCAATATACAAGCGGTGAAGCACAAGATAACTACTGTGATGGTATACAAATATTAGGTAAGGGTAGTGCGTTTGTTAATTGCTCATCTAACACTAACGGTTATTTATCAGTTGCAAACCCTATTTCTAGCGGAGTAAACTATGACATATTAATAGGCGCATCGGCTGATAAATTTAGTTTCGATGGTGAAGTTCACACTTATAAAACAGAAGTTGGCACCGATGGATTGTGGGTAACACAAGAACCATACCATTTTAACTCATATAGCGATTCGCAAACTACTAAGTTTGTATGTCCGTTTGACCCTGATACATATAATGCGCTCCCGAATGTTATAGTCTCTAAGACAATAGGTACTGAAATACACAAAGTATCGGCTGTTACTAATAACGGCTCAGATGTTTTTTGTGATACTGATGTAAATTCACCTGATTTAACTGGTAACCAGATATTAAGATTTTTTAGAAGCTCAGGAGCTACAACAGGATTAACCCGAATTATTGCTTATTTAAAAGGCACTTCGACTGAAACAACAGAAATAAGAGATACAGGCTATACTAACCTGTCAAAAAATGACGGTGGGCCGGTTATAATTGGTGGACCTAATACGGGTGGAAGATGGGATACAGGTACTTTAAGGCTTGGCCCTATCCGAATTTGGGCTGACGACTCAGATAAATTAAGATTAAAAGTTGGCTCTGACCCTTCTAGCAATACGGATGGAACAATTATAGGAACACAATCATAATGACATACTCAAAATCAACACTAGAAGCACTTAAACGCATGGGTTTTAATCATCCAGATTATGACGGTTAAACATTAGGCTTTAAACCGTTATCGCGTAAAATGTATTTTTAGGAAAAGTAATGGAAAAATTTAAAACTGATAAAACAAAACTAACTGACACTCAAGGAAGACCTCTTACACAGGGGTTGTTCTTAGAAATAGGGTACACAGACTATGCCTTATTTACATTAAAAGAACAAGACTATGAGTACAAAGGTAAGACATATCCTTCTCTTAAACAGTTGTACCTTGAAATGTGTGACCCTATCGAGTGGGACTTTGCTCAGGAGTATCTTCTTGGCTACCAACACTGGAAAAGGCTATGTGCAAATAAGATTATAGCAAAACATGTTGATGAATGGCGTGAAGAGTTAGAACTTAAACTACGCTCCCAAGCTACAGCTCAGATGTTAGATATGTCTGAGGACAGCTTTCAAGCAGTTAAATGGTTAGCTGACAAAGGTTGGGAAAAGAAAACAGTAGGTCGCCCTGCTAAGAAAGCTCAAGAAATAGAAGATGAACTTACTAAGCGAGTGCAAACAGATTACAGTGCAGACATTGTAAGATTAAAACGATAAGGAAAAATTATGGATTGGTTGCAACAGGCTAAGTTCAAAATGAACAACATGCCACAAGCGGCTAAGGATTTAAAACTAGCGGCAGAAGAAGATTTATTTACATTCGCCCAGTTAGTAAACCCTATGCGAGTATACGGAGACATCCACAAAGATGTTTTTGATTGGCTTCAAAATGACTCAGTAGGTAACCAACTCCTTCTCCTTCCTCGTGCTCACATGAAATCACATTGTATTGCTGTATGGGCCGCATGGTGGATTACAAAACACCCTGAGGTTTCTATTCTTTACTTATCAGCTACGGCTGAACTAGCAGAAAAACAATTATACGATATTAAAAACATCCTAACAGGGGATGCTTATTCACGATACTGGCCTAACATGCTTAACCCTGAGGAAGGGAAGCGTGAAAAATGGGCTACATCTAAAATTGCAGTGTGTCACCCTCAACGTAAATTAGAGGGTATCCGAGACTGGACGGTAGCAACTGCTGGCTTGACAACTAACACAACTGGTTGGCACGCTGACGTTATCTTAGCAGATGACGTTGTAGTTCCAGATAACGCATATACAGAAGATGGTAGACGTAAAGTTACAATGGCAATGTCTCAGATGACATCTATTCGTAACACAGGTGGATTCACTAAGGCATGCGGTACTCGTTATCACCCTTCGGACATCTATGATACATGGAAGAAACAAACCATGATGTTGTATGACGAAGTAACTGCCGAAGTAATAGATGTTATTCCAGTATGGGACATCAACGAACACGTAGTTGAAATTGATAATATCTTTCTCTGGCCTAGAGAGGTACGTGGTGACGGTAAAGCCTTTGGCTTTGATATTAATCAACTCTCTCGGATTAAAGCCGAGTATGAGGATGCTACTCAGTTTTTTGCTCAATACTATAATGACCCTAATGACCCTGCATCAGCTCGTATTACTTATAACAAATTCCAATACTTTGACCCTAAGTTTGTAAAAAGGGAACACGGTGATTGGGTTTACAAGGGATACAAGCTAAACATCTATGCTTCTGTTGACTTTGCATTCTCCTTATCTAAAAGAGCAGACAGTACAGCTATTGTTGTAATAGGTATTGATTCCGAAAACAACGTATACGTACTGGACATTGCTAGATTCAAAACAGATAAGGTACTTGACTATTACAAAGAAATCGGTAAGCTCCATTCAAGATGGGAGTTTAAGAAGATGAGAGCCGAAGTCTCGGTTGCTCAGAAGGTTATTGTAAATGGTATCAAAGACCACATCAAGAAAGATGGTATGCGTTTATCTATTGAAGAATTTAGACCTTCAAGACATGATGGCAGTAAACAAGAAAGAATAGCGGCCGCACTTGAGCCACGTTATGACGACATGCAGATGTGGCACTATAGAGGTGGGTACACTGGTATGCTTGAAGAAGAACTGGTGCTTGCTAGGCCACCTCACGACGATTTAAAAGATGCACTAGCAAGTGCTGTAGAAATGGCTATCCGACCTAAGCAACGTAGAAAACAAGACGTAGGTATGTTTAACCAAAATATAAAATTCCATTCACGCTTTGGAGGCGTTAATTAATGAGTACTAAAGTAGCTGAATTATCAGCATTATTTAATCAAGACAATGAAGCGGCTTGGGTCGCTAACCTGTGGGATAAGTTCAACACTCAGCGTTCTGGTAAAATAGAGGAATGGAAGGAATTACGCAATTACATTTTTGCAACAGATACTTCTACTACAACTAACCAGTCGCTTCCTTGGAAAAACTCTACCACTATACCTAAGCTATGTCAGATACGCGACAACTTACATTCAAACTATTTGAGTGCATTGTTTCCAAATGACAACTGGGTAAAGTGGGAAGCCCACAGTGCCGACTCAGCAGTTAAAACTAAAGCTCAAGCAATAGAACAATACATAGCTAACAAAGCTCGTCTAAGCGGTCTTAAGACTGTAGTAAGTAAATTGCTATACGATTACATAGACTATGGTAATTCGTTTATTACAACCTCGTATGTTAACAAATTCAAAGAACTTGCTAATGGAGAAAAGGTTGTATCTTATATGGGGCCAGTTTCTCATCGTATATCTCCTCTTGACATTGTGTTTAATCCTTTAGCTGAAAGTTTTGAAGACACCTTTAAAATAGTACGTAGTATTAAAACTATAGGTGAGTTAAAAAAATTAGCTATGGATGACCCAGACAATGCTTTCTGGGCGGAGGTAGTGGAACGTAGACAAACTTTAAAACACACACTAGGTGGTTACTCCAAGGAAGACTTTGATAAGGCTGTAGGCTTTCAGGCAGATGGTTTTGGCAACATGTACGAATACTTTATGGGTGACTATGTAGAAATCCTTGAGTTCTTTGGTGATTACCATACTAAAGATGGTGTTCTTGAACTTAATAAAGTTCTTACTGTTGTTGACCGTAGCTACACAGCAAGAGAAGCTGACATCCCTTCATGGCAGGGCACAAGCCCTATCCGCCACGTAGGTTGGAGAATCAGACAAGATAACCTATGGGCAATGGGGCCGCTAGATAACCTCGTAGGTATGCAGTATAGGCTTGACCATTTAGAAAATCTTAAAGCAGATGCAATGGATTTACTTGTACACCCACCATTAAAAATAATTGGTGAGGTAGAAGAGTTTGTTTATGGCCCTAGCGAAGAGATTCACATAGACGAAAACGGAGATGTTCAAGAGCTAGGTAAAAATCTTAGCGGTGTTATTGCAACTAATAACGAGATTGAAATGACAGAAATGCGTATGGAAATGTATGCAGGTGCTCCTCGTGAAGCTATGGGTATTCGTACCGCAGGTGAAAAAACAGCGTTTGAAGTAAATCAATTAGCTACGGCAGGTGGTAGAATATTCCAAGAGAAGATAACATCTTTTGAGGTTAACCTACTTGAGCCTAACCTAAATGACCAGCTAGAGGTTGCAGTACGTAACCTAGACCAAACGGATGTCATACGTGTTATAGACGATGACCTTGGCGTACAGGAGTTTCTAAGTATAACCAAGGAAGATATTACAGCTAACGGTAAGATTCGTCCTATCGGTGCTAGACACTTTGCCAAGCAAGCTCAGGATTTACAGAACCTTATGGGTGTATTCAATTCGCCAATTGGTCAGATGATTACTCCGCATACTTCTGGTAAGGAAATGACTAAGGTAGTTAACGACATAGTTGGTCTTACAGGTTACAATATCTTTAGCCCTAACGTGAGCATCTTTGAAGCACAAGAAACTCAATCTCTAATGCAACAAGCTACAAGTAACCTGCAAGGCGAACAGGAAGCTTCTAACATAGCTACAGAGGAAGGTATCTAATGAAGACAATCTGGACTAAAGGTTTAGACTTAGACGCTGAAAAAGAAATGAGGGCTGATTTCAAGTCCTCGCTTTATACGCGAAAAAGGTTAATAACTCTTGCAACAGAAAAATTAGATTTATCTACAAAAGATTCACGCAATAAAGATAACTACGAAAACCCCAACTGGCCTTACTTACAGGCTGATTGTCGTGGTTATGAAAGAGCATTGCAAGAAATTATTTCAATTCTTTCTTAAACTTTTGCGTACTATTTGCTCAAAAAGAGATATATACTAATACTAGTATAAGAATAGTAATTAATAATATACCAAGATAATATATTTAATAATTTTTACTATACTAAATAAATAATAATATATAGGATATCAAATGGCTAGGCGAGATAAAGAAAAAGTTAAAGATGAAAAGCCTACAGAAACAAAGCCACCTATGAGTAAAAAATGGGAAGAGCTTTCTCCTGTAGTAACTAAAGAATTTAAAAAAGAAGTAAAAACCGCTAAAAAGAAAAAGAAGCCTAAAGCTTCTAAGTCTTATGAATTTTAAAAAAACTAATTAAGGAATACTATGGCTGACCCGTCAGTATTTGATGTACCAAAAGAAAATCCGCAGGAAACCCCTGCACAACTGCCATCACAAGAATCTGCATTAGCCGACCAGCTAAAAGGGATTTTAAATGATAATGGCGAACCTAAGTACAGTACGCTCGAAGAAGCACTAAAAGGTGCGGCTCATGCCCAGACTTATATTACTGAACTGAAAGGTAAACTTTCTGAGTCAGAAAATAAATATACACAATCGCAAGCAGAGTTGGACAAACGTGAAACAGTTGAGCAAACTATGGCTAGGTTACAAGCCAATCAAAACCAAGGAACTCAGGAAACCCCTGCTCCAAAAGGTTTAGACGAGGCATCAATATCCGAATTAATAAACCAACAGTTTACTCAACGAGACCAGCTTTCTAAAGCGCAAACTAATGAGTCCTCGGTAGACACTGAATTGAAAAAGAAATTCGGAGATAAAGCAACTGAGATAGTTAAGGCGAAAGCCGAAGAACTAGGTATCTCTATTGCGCGTGTCAAGGAACTCTCTCAAGAGTCTCCTCAAGCTGTGTTGGCTTTATTTGCCACTACACAATCTAAACAAGGGGCTCCTCATATAACAGGTAGCCATCGATTACCAGACTATCCTCAAGAAGATGTTCTGGAAAAACCTAAAAAATCTCTCTTAGCAGGTGCTACAACTAAAGAGCAATCTGCTTACATGGCTCTCATCCGAGAAAAAGTGTATAAGAGAAATGGAATTACACAATAACTAGGATTAAATAATGCAAATTACTGATAACAGCCGTGCGTTTATCGAAGCAGAGCAATACTCTGACTTTATCTTGATGAACTTGCACGATGGCTTACTACCAATGACTATGTTTCGGGATGTGTCTGACTTCGGTTCAGGTACTACTTTAAATATTAAAACTGTGGGTACAGTTACTATTCAAGAAGCGGCAGAAGACACCCCTCTTGAGTACAACCCAATCGAATCTGGAACTGTTACTTTGGCTATTACTGACTACGTTGGTGATGCTTGGTTCGTTACAGATGACTTACGTGAAGATGGTGCTCAGATTGACTCACTTATGGCGGCTCGTTCTGCTGAATCTACTCGTGCTCTCCAAGAAACTTACGAGTCACGTTTCTTAGCAGTATGTAACTCTGCTCAGACTGACGGAGACCCAATGACCATCAATGGTTTTTCTCATCGAACAGCTTCTGCTGAGACTAACGGCATTTTTGCACTAGACCAACTGTCTTATGCCAAGCTTTCTTTTGGTAAAGCTAACGTACCTTCCGAAGGTCGTGTGTTTATCATGGATGAAGTAGCGGCTACCACTCTTGATAACCTTGTAACCATCACTCACGATGTATCACCGTTTGGTGCTATGTTGCTACAAGAGGGTATGGCTCGTGGTCAAGAGTTTGTTATGCGTTTATACGGCTGGGATATTATCACATCTAACCGTCTACCTAAAGGTAATTTTGGTGATGGCACTACTTCTATCACAGGAGCTGTAGCTAACATCGGTATGTGTATCTTAGACGACCAGTGTAAACCTATTATGGGTGCATGGCGTAGAATGCCTAAAGTAGAGGGCGAACGTAACAAAGACCGCGCTCGTGATGAGTTCGTTACACGTTCTCGCTGGGGCTTTGGTGTACAGCGTTTAGATACGTTGTTCATTCTAATCACTTCTGCAACTAACATTGCATAATAAGGAATTATAAATGAGTTATGAAAAAACTTCGGGCCTTGGTGTGTCTAACCAATATGGCCCTCGTGACACTGGTGGTGTTGAAGGCATTATCAAAACCGAAGGTTTGTACAATGAGTACGCTATCAACTTTGATGGAGATGGCCCTCTAGGGTTTCTCTTCCCAGTATTAGACGGTGTGCGTGTGACTGGTGTTGATGTGTCCTTTGCTACAACTGGTACTGAGACATTGACTATTGGTGGTGTTAACGTGCTTACTGCTACAGAGGGTAGTAACGTCGCTATTGCAGATGATAACACTGGTGTTGTTGCTTCAACTGAAATCACTGCTGGTACTGTAGTAGTCAAGTTCAAGCGAATCGCTCAATAAGAAAAAAACTAAGGCTGGCTTTTTAGCTGGCCTTTTTTGTATCAGGAGTACGTAATGACAATACAGCACAAAGACATTCCCGATGCCGAAAGGCATGAACCAAAAGGAGCAAGCACAGCTTCTGAGGGAACGGTATATCAATCAGACGGAGGTGGTTCAGGTAATTGGGAAACAGTAAAAATAGTAGGACAAGATAGCGCACCAGAAGGAAAGGTTCCAAGAGCTACAGGAACAGGTAGTGTTGTTTGGACTTATCCTCCTAACGGTTGGACTTACCAAAAACATGCAGGAACGGTTCAAGTAGTAGATGCCTTGTCTGAACAAAAACTAATTATAGATGGAAACTCAGCAGATTCTAACAACGACTACCTTCCTAGAGCTATACGAGGCACTGGGAACTTATGGGATTCTTTAAACAGCAAGATGACCCCTATGGTAGAAGGTGACGCTTACGATGTAAGGATTAACTTACCAGTAACATCCACAGCCGCACCAGCCGCAGAGCTTACTTTGAAAATAGATATTGGTGGAGCTACAACACCTACTGATGTTATTGTAACAGAGTATGCAGAAGCTGGTAAGACTATTCCTTACTTGATGAGTTTCTATATAGGTGTTTTCACAATAGGAGACTTCTTCACAAACGGAGGTCAGTTCTTTGTAAAAACAAACGCTGGCTCCATAACAATAACAGGAGCATCCATATTAATTAAAAGAACCTCAGGAGGTGACTGGTAATGAAATACTCCCTCCTTGAGATAGTGCAAGAAATACTGTCAGATATGGACAGTGACGAAGTAAATAGCATTACTGATACAACAGAGTCTGAGCAAGTAGCTACCATAGTTAAGTCTACATTCAATGCTATGATGGTCAACAGAGATTGGCCTCATACACGCAAGCTTGTTACTTTTATAGCTTCGGGGACTAGCTCTCTTCCTACACATTTAAAACTAAAAACCAATGTTAAGCACATGCTTAGTACTACTTATAACAAGGCAAAGTCGGGTGAAACACGTAAGAAATATTTACCTGTCAAGTACCTAGACCCAGACGCATTTCTACGTAAACAGAATCAATTAAACAATGACAATGCCTACGTAGACATCATAACTGACCCTACAGGTGTAGAGTTACTAGTACGTAATGACATAGCTCCACAGTACTATACATCTTTTGATGACAGTTACATGGTGTTTGATTCTTACGATAGGAATGTAGATGATACATTGCAAGAAAGTAAAGTACAAGCTATCGCTTACACTCTTCCAGTTTGGTCTCACACGGATACAGCTATCCCAGACTTACCTGAGGATGCTTTCCCTCTACTAATAGAGGAAGCTAAGAGCAAGGCTCAATTTAAACTTAGACAGTTTAAGGACGAGAAAGCTGAAATAGAAGCAGGAAGACAGAACAGATGGCTTTCACGTAAAGCTCGTAAAATAAATCGTGGTATAAGCTACCCTAACTATGGTCGTAATAGCCGCAAGTTTGCTAAAGACCCAACATTTAACAGAGAGAACTAATGGAATATAAAGGATATAAAATAGTAGGTGATGGAACATTCGGTTATAAACATATCGTTCCCCTTAGTAAGGGTTCAGTATCTTTAGAACTACGAGGTGCATACACAACAGCAGTTGAAGCGCATAGAGCGATAGACAGCTTCGAAACATCAAAGTTGGAGAAGGCTAGTGGCAATTCAAAAAGTACCAATAGAGGTTAATGTATTTGTTAAAGGTTTAATTACCGAAGCAAGTCCCTTAACTTTTCCTGAGAACGCATCTATTGATGAAAGGAACTTTGTCCTTAACAGAGATGGTTCTCGTAATAGACGTTTAGGTATGAACAAACTAGGTAACATCACAAACATCCCTACAGAAACAGCCGAAGGTAAAGCTTTCAGTTCTTTTGAATGGGAGAATGCTGGTGGTATATCTGAAAAACTTCTTATCGTTGTGCAGTACGGTAAAGACTTGTTAGTGTTCAACCTCTCAGAAGGTATTCCTGAACTAGTCACAACTCTTAATTTAAAAGTTTTACTTAGCTCTGATAAAATAGATATAGAGAGAGGTAGCTTTGCAACTGTTGATGGTATATTAGTAGGAGCGTTTGGTGAACACTCTATACTCAGACTAATCTATAACCCAGTAAATAATACAGTATCTTCAAACACAGTATTTTTAAAAGTACGTGACCAGTTTGGTATTGAAGTTCCTTTTGAAAGACCTGAAACAACAAGGCCACTAGAGGACGGCAGTACTAAATTTTATCCTTATAGAAGTATTAAGGATATGCTAGACGACGATGCTGTACAAGTCAGACCTTTCAGAGGAAATTCTCCTAACTTACATTTTTATAATCTACGTAACCAGTCTTGGGGAAGACCAAGAGAATCCATTTCTTTAGTAAGTGGGGAGGATGGAAAACTAGACCCAATTGTTGAGTTTGATGACAGAACTCTCTTTATCCCTAGTAACGCAGATGTTGTATCCTTAGGCTTGATTAACTACGCAGAAGAAACAGGTGCTCCTACAAAATTTGTAGCTAGTGAGTTAGGTATTGTTCCTTTACTCAGCTCATCTGCGGCAAGGGGTTTCTTTGTTATAGATGCCTTAAGAAGAGGGCCAAGTAGAAAAGAACAGTATACCAATATGTTTGAAGAATCGGCAGGAGCACTTACTCTTGACTTAACTGCTCCCTTAAATTTGGATACAACACCTGACGGAGCTAGAACAGTAGCAGAGTTTGCAGGAAGAATGTGGTATGCAGGTTTTTCAGGCGATACTATCTCTCCTGATACAAGGTCTCCTCGTATGTCTTCCTACGTCTTGTTTTCTCAATTAGTTACAGCATCTTCTAACATAGATAAATGTTACCAGAACAATGACCCCACTTATGAATTAGAGGCTGACTTGTTAGCTACGGATGGTGGCCTAATAAGACTAGACCAAGCTTACGGAATAAAAGAACTTATAGCTGTGGGTAGTTCTCTTTTAGTGTTTGCAACTAACGGCGTATGGTCTATCAGTGGAGGAACTAACATAGGTTTCCAAGCAGATGCTTTTATTGTTGAAAAAGTATCAGACCAAGGAGCTGTTAACTCTGACAGTATTGTAGAAGACGGTAGCACTATTTTTTATTGGGGAACTGCTGGTATCTTTGCAGTAGCACCTAATGAAGTGGGAGTCTTTGCAAGCCAGTCTTTGACAAAGAATACTATTCAGACTTTCTATGAGGCTATACCTATAGAAGCCAAGACAAGGGCATCGGGTGTATATGATAGATACGAAAATAAATTAAAGTGGGTTTACAGTGAGGGAAATATAGCCAGCACTTCTAAAGAACTTCTACTTGATTTAAACTTACAAGCTTTTTCCCCTAACACTTTAGGAACTTTGGAAGGCGAAACACCTACGTTGTTAAGCCCTCTTGCAGTTAAACCTTTTAACCAACAAGTTAACTTTCTAACTATTCTTGTAGGAACTGACGAAGTTTTTTCTGCAACGGATGCAGTAGGAATAAACGAACTCGTTATACTGGACAGTGAAATAGAAACAATGTATATAGCCTTATGGTCAGCAAGCCCTTTACAATTAGCTTTCTGTACATACAAGAATACAAGTTTCAAAGACTGGGTTGATAAGGACAATGCAGGTGCAGACTCGGAAGCTTACTTTATCACAGGCTACGGCCCTCAAGGTGATTTCCAAAGACGTAAGCAAGTTCCTCATATTTCCACTCACATGAAAAAAACCGAAGATGGTTTTAAAACAGTAGGTGGTGACTTAGTACCTGATAACGCTTCTTCTTGTATAATGCAAGCCCGATGGGATTGGCACAACAGCCCTAACGGTAACAGGTGGGGACGAGAGAATCAGATATACAAAAACAAGCGTGTGTACATGCCTGAGGATGTAAACGATTCTTACGATACAGGTGAGGATGTTCTTACTACCAAGACGAAGTTGAGAGGCAATGGCAGGACGCTCTCGATGTTATTTAAAACAGAACCAGAAAAGGATTGTAAGATTCTAGGATGGTCATACATAATGGATGTAAGCACTAATGTCTGATAAAAGAAATATAGCAATAATCTATCAAGACGATGATTTAGTAGTACAAGCAGAAATTGTAGAGGGTAATCCCTATCTGCATTGCAAAGTGCTTAATTTTAAAAAGTCTGTTATGAAAAGAGGGATAGTTGTTTGGGAAGATATAAAAGAAGGCTTCTACTACGAAGGTTTTGACAACATATACTCCCTATCTCACAACTCTCGGTTTATTAAATTTATAAATGGTTCTCTTTTAGAGACACTTGATAACGGAATGGGGGTATACAAATGGGAGACCCGTTAACTATTGGTCTATTAATTGCTTCTAGTGTAAGCACAGTAGCTTCTATAGATGCTAGTAAAACATCCGCACGTAGACGGGAGAGAGCTGGTGAACTAAGACAGAACACACAGCTAGGGCAAGATAGGGATGCCCGAAGTCAAGGAATACGTGAACAACGTGTAAGGAGAGCTAGGATACTGCAAGCTAGTGAAAATACTGGAACAGAGGGTAGTTCACAAGAGTCGGGTGTTTTGGGAGGAATGAGTACAGTGTTTAGCCAATCTGTAGGTAGCCAAGCTGGGCAACGAATAGCTAACATAGCTGTCGGTAATCAAATGCAAAGCGCGGCTGATGCGGCTTCAAGAGCTAATACATTCCAAGCTATAGGTAACCTTGCTATGCAGGGTGCTAACTTTAACGCCAGCCAGACATAAACGTAAGGTAAATTATGGAAGACATAGACAACATGTTTGAAGAACCTGCTGATGTTACTTCGATGTTCGAAGAAGAAACAGTAGAAGATAAATCTCCAAACAGAAGCTTAAACAATAATACAGCAAGCTACACAGCTCTATTGAAAGGTGGGACAGAAGAGTTCTCCGCAAACCAAAGAGAGATAATGGCTGAGTTTGACATGTTGGGCTATTCACCTACTGCTGAGTATGTTGAAGACCAACAGAGAGTCGACTCATACATGGCAGACCAGTCTAATCTTGTAGACATCATTTCAGATGTAGACATACAAGATGATGTTAAGATGTCGGCGGTGCAGGCTTCTTTGGATTTAAGTAACGAGAGGTATAGTTTACGTAATGATTACTCTACTAAAATCCTATCAGAAGACAGTGAGTTTCCGCAGGACATGGACAACGAGTTTGTCCGTATTAGTTCAGCAGAGATTGTTGACGAAGTAAACTATAGTAACAACCAACTACAGGGAATGCTTGCTGTTGAAGTAGCTAAGTCTGACCCTGAAACAATGACACTAATAAAAGATTTTGCTCAAATGTTTGTACCTTTTGTTGAACAGACAATGGTTAATAACATTGACATGGAAGATGAGAACTGGCCTTTCCTTTTAATGGGCGCGGCTAAGGATGACTTGAGTAAAACACTACGTAGAATGCCACCAGCACAAAGGTTGTCTGCGGCTAAAGCTTACGCAAAGATAGTAAACGAAAACTCTTCTTTGTTCTCTGATGACCCTAACGATGTAATTCGTACAGGTATGTTGCGAGATGCTTTTGATTTGCACAGCTACGGTTCTGAGGACGAGTTTCTTGATAACTTCTTTAGTGCTATTGATGCAGGTGGGTTGTTCTGGCAACCATTGCGTGCTACAGCTAGAGGTGTGGGAAGTCTAATTAGTTCAGCAAAACCTCGTTTTGTAAGAGCTGGTGTGGCCCCTTCCTCACCTGTCGAAAATGCAAAGGTATTCAACCAGAAAAAGGGCAAGGAGATGCACGATGCTATCCTAGCCGACCAGACAGATGACACCGCACAAGCTCTCTCAGGAACAACTAGAGAGCAATACATTGCTAGTGCAGAGCTTCCTCAGGTACACAACAACGATGGTGTCTTTACATCAGAGATGGTAGACCCAAGCTTAAAGAGTATTGTCGAGAAAGACGGAGCTATCTATTGGTCTGATGAAGCTAAGAGTAACGCTCGTATAAAGATTAGTAATGACTTTATCAGAGCCTCTAGTGCAGACATACGTGCTAACATGTCTTCTATCTCTAATGCAGATGATGGCATGACATTCCACGCAGTGTACGGCCCAGCCGAAAATGGATGGAAGAGTGCAGAAGAAGCTGTTGACACAATGTCTTACAACTTACGTGAGTTCGGTATTACCTCTGAGGACTTCAAGATACTTGGCAGACAGTCAGACGGTAACTATAAAGAAGTAACCCTTGCTGAACTAGATGCTATGGGTTCTGTACGTACTGCAATGAGAAAGACTAAAAGCAAGCAACCACGTAACGTACGTGTAGTATCTCGTGACCCTGCTGACTTTTTGATAAGCATAGACCACAAGCACAAGTTTAACCCACTGGATATTACTGACCCTAAGAACATGGAAGCTAGATTTAACGTGTTTGATAAAGTTAAAAACTTCATGGTAACTTCTGGCTTTGGTAGTATCTCAAGGCATGCCCTAGACCCAATGAGTCTAATCAATAAGTCACTAACACAAGGTGCTTCGGTAGCTGTGGATAAGTCTAGTGCTATTGAGAGAGTTGTTTTGAATATGGCTGTGGAGGTATTTGCTAAACCTTTTAACGCTATGAAGAATGAAAAACAGGATATGTTGTATGATATTATCAAGCAACAGAACAAGGAGCAAAGGTTTCTGACTCGTCAAGAGTTAATAGCACAGGGTTTAAATGGAGAAGAAATTAAGACACTGGAAGGGTTCAGGAAGGTACAGGATAACCTATACTTTTTAGAGAACAGAGACCTTGGCACTACAATGCGTAACCAAGGCTACCGTGTTCTTACAGACAACGAAGGTAGTAAGTTCTACGGTAAGGAACGTGGAAGGTTAGATGTGGACATGAACAATTCGGTATTGTTTGACGGTGATACTAAGACTTTGGTTGACAAGGGTAACTTTAATAGTGTAGACCTATACAACAAAGGCGGTACTATCGTGGAACTACGTAGACCTCAAAAAATAGATGAACAGATGGTTACACATATAGTTACTCGTAATCAACCTTCTGGTTCTTACACAAGAGGGATACGTGACAATGAACAGGTTCTGAACTACAGAGCAGGTTACTACAAAGTTAAGTATGACGCACCTATCTTTATTACTAAAAAAGTCCTAGACGACAACGGTAAGATTCTTTACACTAAAGCTATTGGTACTGCTCAAAGTACTAAAGAGGCTAAGTTGTTAGTTGAAAAAAGAGTATCTGCTGACAGCACCACGTATAACAACGACGGTGTTGATGAAAGTATATATAGATTCAGAGATGATGTAAAGGACGAGCCTGATTTAAGCCCTGAGAATATCGAATGGGATTTGTCTACAGGTGGGGGAAGAAGTTCTCAGAGAATGAGAGGGGAGCGATTAGAGGACAGTAATGAAAACATTGATACATCGGCACAGCACATAGCTGGCCCTGTTGATTCAATGGTACAGGCGGCAAGGGGGTTATCTAACAGAACCACTATGCGTCCTTACATTGATGGTGTAAAGAAAAGATTCGTTGATGCCTATAAGACTGAGTTACCTAAAGATAAGTTTGGTAAAACAGTGTTTCCTAAGAACCAAGGTGAACTCAACTCTATGCTTTTGGAAAGAGGTATAAGTGGAGAGAAGCTTGGTGCTGACATGCGTTCTAACTTCGAGTACATTAACTACTTAGAGAACGGATACCGTAACGCTCTTGATGAAGGCTGGAAGGCTGGACTAAACGCTGTTGGTAAGCTGTTAGGTCAGAAAACTTCTACTGGCGAAAGAGCCGCATACTGGTTAGCTGACAACACAGCACCTACACAACTAGGTAAGAACATTGCGTTCAACCTATACTTAGGTCTTAACCCTATACGTCAAATTATTGTACAGGGCCACCAGTCAGTTCAGTTAGCTTCTATTCATCCTAAGTATTTCTTTACAGGATTAGGAAGTGACTTTGCTAAACTAACAGCTATGAGAATGGGAAGCAGTGCAGACACTGCGGCTAAGTTAGACATTTTGAGAGGTGCTGACGCTCGTACATCTGGTCAAATGAAACAGATGCACCAAGAGTACATGGATAGTGGGATACCTTCTGCTATTGATAAACAGTCTCTTGTGGCAGGTAACTTGACAGAAATGACAGAGTATGCCCAGTATACTAAGAGCAGAAATGCAATTGGTATGGTAGGTAAGGGCGTAGCCACTGTTCTACGTACTGCGAGAAAGGTTGGTTTTGATGTTGGTGAAGAAACTAACATGATGACAGCTTGGTTGTCTATGCGTAATGCTAAGGCTGAGAAGCTAGGTAAGTTTGAGCTTTCTGCGAAAGAGTTGGAAGAGGTGAGTGCAGAGGCACGTAACTTTACATTCAACATGAACTCGGCAGGTGACATGCCTTACAACCAGAACTTGCTTAGTATTCCTATGCAGTTCTTGCAAGTGCCGCACAAAGCGGCTCTACAGATGATGAACAATTCACTAACTCGTTCAGAGAAAGCTCGTGTAGCGGCATTCAGTATGTTTATGTATGCACCAGCAGGTGTTGTCCTTACCCAATGGTTAGGTGATGATTTCTTTGAAGGTGTTCCTGACCCAATCAGAACGATTGTAGAAGATGGGGCTGAGTCAGCCGCGTTGAATGGATTGTTCTCTACACTGGCAGGGGATGAGGTAGACTCAGATTGGTCTAGTTTAGCTCCTTATAACGCAGGTCTGTTAGGTTTTTCAGAAGCGTTGTTCAACACAGACTTGAACTCTTTCTATTCAGAAAGCCCATCAGGTCAGTTGTTCTCAGCTAACGGTAGGGTTACAGCCCTTGCTAATTCAGTAGGTAGATTAATTAACGTGTTTGATAAACATGAAACATCAGATGATTTGTTGTTAACTGTTCAATCATTCCTTAAATTATCTTCTGGTTACAGTAATGCGGCTAAGGCACACTACGCATACAAGACAGGACAAGCTTTAAGCTCAAGAGGTGATGTGTTAGACACTCACGTTAACAAGCTTGAATCCATGTTGATAGCGGCAGGTTTCCCAACAAGCGACAGTTCTTGGAAGTATAAGACAGTGATGTTAAAGTCAGAGAAGATGAAGGCTATCAAAGACGATGCCAAAGTGTTCTATGATAACATACGTTCAGAGCTAGTAAACAAGGATGTTACTAATAAGTCTCACCGTTTCACACAGATGGCTATATCAGAATTTATGCGTAGCTATGATGGTGAAGACAGAGACATTATGCTTGATGAGGTGCAGAAGTTAATCAAACGTGATGCACTTGCTAGTGATGCGTCTGTTCTTTTATACATACAGAAGGATGCAGGGATTGTTAGCTACGAAGAACAGCTTCAAGCTATCGACACCATGCCTAACATATCTGATGAGAAGAAAGAGATACTCAAGAATCGTGTCAGAATTTTTAATAATTGGAAAGAAGAAGGTGGTAAATAATGGCAGTATTAAATCAGGGGGCTGGGTCTATGAATGGCCTAGACTCCTCTACCAGCCCTAAACAAGCAGTGCAAGAGGATTCTGGCCTTGCTCAGGTGGCTGGTCTAACTCAAGGAGCTTTGAGTGTATTTGCTACAGGTCAACAGGTACAGGCTAAGTCCAACAAAGATGCCGCTATTGAAGCAGGCAATGTTGTGGATACTAACATGGTACGTAAATTAACTACCATCAGTGCAGGGTTAAACGAAGGTAAGTTTAATCAAGAACAAGCCATGACACTATCGAGGCAAGCCTTGGCCCAAGCAATGAACGGGCCTACTGGTAAGTCTAGGGGTAATGAGTTGCTTACTGAGTTTAGTAAGTTTATGAATGCGAAGGGGCTTGGTGCGGAGTTTACTGAGGAGACACAGGAGGATAGGATTTACAATGCACGTATAGATGCGGCATTGAAAGACAATGTTCTTATCTTACCTGAGGATTCAGAAGAAGAGATTGACCGTAAGTTGATGAATCACAACGTCTATGCGCGTGCTCAACAGGCTTTACAAGACTCGACCTCTGTTCTGACTAACACTAATGCTCAGTTAACTCAGAAAGGTAAGCTCACTTCTAATAAAATCAGTGAGTTAAACCTACAGAAAACTCAAGCTGAGAAAGCTTCTTCGGATGCACTGACAAGTATGTCTGGTAGCTACATGACTATCTTAAGAGACAACTTTACAGCATCCAGAGAAGCCTTCAATGCAGGTGGCGACCCTAAGGTAGCACTGCAAGAGATTGAGTCTCAGTGGTCTAGTGTACAGATGCTTATCAGCCAAACGGCTGGCACAGGTAATGAAGCACAGGTAACAGCCTTGACTACTCCTATGAAGAACCTTTATCAGTTTAACAAGGATTTTGTAACAGGAAAAATTACTCGTGATGAGCTTCAAAACAAAGCTAAGATTGAAGGAATGCGTCAACAGGCTATTATGTTTGCTTCGAATCCACGTATACAGAAGTTGTGGGCGGCTAGTGAATTGGTAGGCCACACTGACCCTAGCTTAACATTAGAGTTTCAGGGACTAGTGGCTAACTACTTAGACAGCACGGTAACTGGTAAGTCAGAAGCTATTACTAACTTGGAACCAAAAGCACAGAAAGCCTTAGTAGATTTATCTATGAGCTTTATCGAAAGCGATACGGCTGGGACAACCTCACCTACAGAGAAAGCAGAAGGTCTTAAAGTTATCCAGAAGATATTTAAAGACATGGATGTGTTCTCTGCCTCTGTTGATAACCCTCAACAGTTGAACGAGATTGTGACTATGTTGGCTGACCCACGCTTCGGTGAATGGGCTAGTGCAAACAAAGGTGTACCTGCTTCTATCTCTCCACAAGTCAAGAACACTCTTCAAGCTTACTACAGTGAGCCTGTGTTAAAAGATATTGTGCAGAACTGGGAAACGGATGTAGCTATAGACCAAGGCGTGTTTGGCTTTAGTGGTATTGCTGACGGTGTGACTAGTGCAGTGGACGCTGTAACAGGAGCTGTGCGTAACCCAAGAGGGCCAGCACCAACTACTATCATGCCATTGCCTGACATACTAGAGCCGTTTATGACTCCATCTGGTTTATCGTTTAGAGCGAAAGCTGGTGCTCCTGCTAACCTAGTTGCTCCTGCATTAAAGCAAGTCAACAAAACTGTACTACCTAAGATTAACAGATTGGTTAAGTCTTTAGCACACGTAGAAGGTCACACTGACTATCAGAAAGTGTACGAAGAGAACTATGCTCAGATGTTAGGGGTACAACCTGAGGAAGTAGTGGAACCTGTGACACCTAGAGTGCCATTGGAGAGCGAAACCTTTGAACCTTTAGCAGGAGATACAATTGAATCTGGTGCTGTTGTTGGTGGTTATGAGTTTCTTGGTGGGGCCACTGATGACCCTTCAAATTGGAGAGAAGTGGATGGCTAAGAGACCTTGGGAAATGGGCTTTAAAGAAGGGGAGGCTAAGGCTACCCCTAAGAAGCCTTGGGAAATGAGCTTAGTCTCTGAACCCCAGACATACGTTGGCTTAGAAGCTGTACAGAAGGTTGAAAGCAAGGAGGGGCGTTCCCTTTCTTTAGCTGAAAAGCGTGTGGTTGAAGAAGAAGGATATGTTTCTGGTACGTATAAGGATGACAAAGGTATCGAGACTTCGGGGGTAGGACAAACAGGGAAGTGGAAAGGTAAGACTTTCAAAGAGACATTTGATGCTCACAAGAAAGACACTAGAAGGTTAGTGAAGGGTTTTGATGGGATGCCTGAGTACTTACAAGCAGAGCTTGTGCAAGCTACCTATAGGGGAGATACAGGTATGTCTCCTGACACTCTTAAATTATTAGAGGACGGTAAGTACGATGAAGCGGCGCAAGAACTACTCGACCATCAAGAATATAAAGAAAGAAAAGCTAAAGGAGATGACGGCGTAACCCGTAGACTCGAAGCTTTACAAGCCGCCATATTAAAGTATGGTAAGGAGAAAGGTGTTGGATGATACGTATATTATTGTTGGTATTTCTCTTGTCAGGATGTAGCGCAATGAAAACTGCACTTAGCCTAGCACAGCCTGCTAGTAATGGTGTAGCAGTTGACGCAGAATTGACAGTGGGGGATAAGCAGGAAGAAATAAATACAGAGGTCGGTCGTCAGGTTATGAATAGTAATCAAGCGGCTAAAACTATTGAGAACAATATCAATAGCGTGCCTTTGACTTTCTTGGTGTTGTTAGTGTTGGGTTGGTTGTTACCTAGTCCCAATGAGATATGGAAAGGTTTGAAAGGGACGGTGTTGTTTTGGAGAAAGAAGTGAGGGCCCATGCGTGGGTAGAGGTAGGTGTCGGTGTAGTATTGTTAGTTATGGCTGTAGGTGGTACGTATGCCACATTGAAAACAGAGATATATACATTAGAGACTAGGGTTAGTTATCTTGAAACGGAAGGAGTTAGGAAAGATGAGAGGTCTTATGAGGTTATGAGTAAACTATCAGATGGTGTTGACAAGTTAAACATTAGCATGGCAAGGATAGAGGAAAGACTGAAAGCTACGGAGGGTGTAGAAGAACGTAACTAAGGGGGTGACTTATCTACTTAATCAGGGGCTAACTAAAGCCCCTTTTTGTTGTCTAAAATTTACCAGCCCCAAGAACCTTTAAGGCCAGCTACACTGTATTCAGATACACGTTGCTCAAAGAAGTTAGTGTGTCCTTCGGTAAGCACCCAGTCTAACCAAGGTAAGGGGTTAGCTTCAACTCCAAAGTTAGGCTTCATGCCAAGCTGTGTGAGCCGTCTATCGGCTATGTATTTGATGTACTCCTTTACTTCTTCTTTTGTTAGACCCTCACAGCCCCCCATTTCAAATACCAAATCAATAAATTTATCCTCAAGACCAACAGCATTACGATACATTTTATATACCTTTTTCTTAAATGCGTTAGTAACGATTTCTTTATTTTCTTTACAGTATTGAGTAAAGAGTTTAGCCATACCGTTAACATGTTGACTCTCATCACGTAAACTCCATTCAGTTATTTTACACATCCCCAACATCTTACCATACCGTTGGTAATTCAACAGCATAACAAACGCTGAGAACAATGACATCCCCTCGTTACACACAGTCTGTGCCAAGGCTAATCCAATACCTTCCTTAGTAGATACATCATTCTCCTGCATAAACTCAATCTTATTAGCCATCTCTTCGTAACCAAGGAAAGCCTTGTAGTCATCGTCAGGCAAACCTAACGTATCATTCAGTAAGGCATACGCCCTCTGGTGAATCCCTTCCCTACTAGCAAAGGCGAGAAGCATACATCTGGCTTCGTTGTTCTTGAAGATTGGGATGAAGAGGTCACAATAGTTCTGTCCAACCTGAACGTCCGTCTGCGTGAACAGTCTAAGGATTTGTGTAATTTGATTAGTTTCTTGTTCACTTAAATCTCCTTTATTCCACTGGTCTATGTCGTCACCTAAGTCTATCTCGTCCTCGTGCCAATGGATAAGCTCATGCTTCTTAGCTATCTCCATTAGGTCAGGGTAGTTAAACGGTTTAAACGTCTTAGCGTAATCTGTTAGCATTTTTATCCTTAATTATCTTTAACATTTCTTCGTAAGTTATATATTTCCAATCTTCATCTTGTGACCACCAGAAGTCAAACACTCCTGTAAGTAAACCTATTACATCCTCAGATGCAACTATGGTCGGATAGTGGTCATCGAGGTCTACTAATGTATCTAGTTGTTGTCGTGTCAAGTCCTTTAATTTTATAGCAATAGCTTCCGCATAGTAGCTACTCATTATTGAATACCCCTGTATAGTGCTTGTAAATCTTCTTCTGTATGCTCAACATTGTTGTGTACAAAAATATACCCTTCGTGTACACCCCTATCGACTTCGCTTTTATTACTAGCTGTAAGCAAAGACTGACATACAGGACAGTACATTTTGTCTTTTTCTACAATCATTCTTTACCCTCTAGTTGTTTGGTCTTAAATTAAAATATTATCAATAATATCTGGAAGTGTTATCCGTATTTTATTATAAATTCCGTCAACTTTACTCCACTCACCTATTGTTATAGATTCCCCTTTGTCGTTTTCTATCTCTACAAATATAGGGTATGGAGGGTTTGTGTTATCTAAAATAATATTTATTGCAGAATCAAAATGCTTAAGCCTCTCTATTTCTTTATTTGCACTAGCTAATTTCTTACGTAAGCCCTCAACCTCCTTCAACTGGTCTATCTGTTTTTCTATATCTGATAAGGCTCTCATTGAATAACCATCAAATACAGCATGAACAGGAGTCATATACCCTGTGTTTTCATCAAAAACAAAAGCGTCTTTGTCTAAATACGTTTTACCGTCTTCTAAAATGTAATAGTGATTTTCAGGTGCATTTTTAATAATACTTTCTAGCGTTTGTAGTTCAGACATCAGTTTTTACCCCTCACAACTTAGACAACCATCGTCTTGTAATATCCCAGAGAGTGCTTTCCTCTCCACCTTTACGCTCACCTTGTCTGTAACAGCACCAGATGAACTACGTACATAATACAAACCTTTCAGCTTCTTCTTCCAAGCACTAAGATGTACCTCGTTTAGGTACGCCTTATCACACTCAGCAGGGAAGTAAAGGTTAACAGATTGCCCTTGACATAAGAACTCCTGTCTATTACTTGCTTGTTCTATCACCCAGTTCATATCTAACTCAGAGAATGTCTTGTATACTAACTTCTCATAGTCAGGGATGAATGCTAAGTGCTGAACACTTCCTTCGTTTTGAACTATACTAGCCCATGTTTCATCAGTGTTACAATTTATGCTTGTTAGGTATGCTTCCAGATACTTATTCTTAATAAGGTGAGTTCCAACACGAGTACGGTGAGGATAAGCATTGCTTTTAACAGGCTCTATGCTAGGGCTACATCCTGCTATCATTGAACTGTTAGCGTTAGGAGCAATAGCCAGTAAATGACTGTTACGTTTACCTGTACCTACCATGTCTGGTGCTTCACCTCTCTCAGTCCCTAGTTTTACTGACTGAGCTATAGCTTTACTCTGCATATATTTGAATATGTGCCTAGTTTGACCTACAGCAAGAGCTGATTCGAACGGTATGCCCTTCTTCTGTAGCAGTCCATGCCAACCCATAGCCCCAAGACCTAAAGCTCTCTCCTGTGTTGCTGAGTAGATAGCCTTGTGTAACTCTTTAGGTGCATTGTCAATGAAGAATGTTAATACGTTGTCCAACATAGTGATTAAATCTTCAATCATTGTTGTGTCACGCCACTCATCCCACTTCTCTAGGTTGACGGAAGATAGACAGCAAACGGCAGTTCG